CAAATTATTTGGTGAGGACAAAAATGTTTAAAAATCTTGTCAAGCACTGTGGTCAGCAAGGAGTTGTTTTGCCGCCGATTAATGAGCTTTGGGAAGAGTAAAAAAAGATCGCCCAAATGGACGATCTAGCGTAGCAGGTTTGCCCTTCCTTCAGAAGTCTAGCCCGGCATCCTTGAGCGCTTTCTTCTGCTCCTCACTCAGCTCCTTCGACTTAGCAGCCTTAGGTGCCGGTGGCTCAGCAGCTTCCTTAGTGGATGCCCCAGGATTCCCGGCGCCTGCCGGGAGTGAAGCAAGGCCGCCCGTCTGACCCTCCAAATGCTTCGGATGGGCTTCGATGAAAGCGTCTTTGAGTTCTTTATGATCTGATCCCAAAGGTAGCTCGATGAGATTCGCGCCGGAGATATGAGATTTAAGTGCAGAACCCACCAAATCTCGACCATCTGAGCCCAGCCAGATGTCAATGTCTTCGCGAAGATCTCGTTCTTCGTCATTCTGCGGCGGCCTGTCCTTGAACTCTAGACAATTAAAGTTAATCTTTGCACCATCCGCTCCAGTAACTGGATCGCGCTCATTGAACGATTTGGTCACAAACTTAGTGCTCGTGATTACATCGACAACGCTGATGCGATTGTTGTACAGGTTTTGGAAGTAAGAGATAAAGTTTTTCTGAGATGATCGACCACTAATAATGCTGGTTGTGACACAGCGTGGAGGAAGCAACCTATGAGAAGGACTGACACCAATGTAAGCAATACGAATAAACTCCTCATGAGTCCGCATCCCCAAGTTCCCGAAGAACGGGGTGAAACCTAGAAGGATAAATTCGATCGGTATGCCATTGTCATTACTATCAACGATGGCGGAGTCAGGATCGTTGTCTGATTTCCAGCGGCGTGCTTGAAGATCAATGCGAAGTGTGTGCGGTGGAATCTGGCAGAGGATTTCATCCGCAGCAAATTTGCCAGCAATAAAAGTCATTAGTCAGTGAGCAGGAGAATCAAAGAGAGAAATCAACAGAACCGATAGCAGCAGGTGCAACACGACCTTTTTCTGGGTCTGCTGCTTTTTTGGGTGCCTGCTTCGACATCTTAGGGAGGTAAAGGATCTTATCAACTTTGTAGTTAAGGTAGTTCTTCTCGTCCTTCTCGCTAGTAGAGACGCTGCCCACGGCGATAGTAGGTGTGCCCGGTGCGAGTTCAGACAATTGCTTCGAGAGATCACCCCAGCAGCTCAGCTTGAACCACTGCGTCTCCTTGCCCTCATCCTGCCAAGCCAAAGAGCGATTGGTCACCGTGGTATCGGTGAGCTCAACCTCTTCAGCCTTGGGACCGAGTCCGCCGCAAGCCATGAAGGCGTTGACTGCAAGAATGTCGGTAAAGTTGTCGCGGCTGATTACAAGCATCGGCTGCATCTGGAGGATTCCGTCCGGTGTGGCCCTCGTCGGACCAATGGCCAGGATCTCTTCGCCTTCTTCGAGTTGATCGAGAAGCTTGCCGACGTAGTGATCTACTTTTTGGATCAGTTGGACTCGGGTTGAGACTCGCCGTTCACTTGACGGGAGTGCTTCGGCGATGACGTTGCATTTTCCGTCACTGTGTTGTGATGTGTCTGTGACCTTAAGTCCCAGAAGAAAGACGTTCATTGTTCAGGTTTCGGTAGACGGTTGTTCGATGGACCTTAAGTGCCTCGGCAATCTGCTGAACGCTGACGCCTTGGCTCGCGAAGGCTAGCATCAATTTCTTGTCCCCGCCAGTTAGCTTCGATGCTTTTGCAGGTGCGTACGAGAAATGATATGGATTGACGCACCGTTTGTTCTTGCACGTCATCTTGACAAAGTTATCTCTGTTCATGTCCATGTAGTCCAGGATCAACGGTCGGATGTAGAACCGTTTACCGAATAGATAAATTGCAGGACATCCGTTTGTATAAGAACTACTCCACTCAAAACATTCTTTATGGTTAAAGTCGCTATACGCTAGTTTTTTAAAAAGCTCACTGAGCTTGGTATTCTTATTTTTTTCGTATAAAAGAGTGAACTGGTCTGCCGAAAGACTCCGGCAGATATCCAGCGCTTGCGCCTGCGCGTGGGACGCATCGTTTGCTTTGATTGCTAGCTTTAAGTTTTTGTTTGACTTTTGTAGCTTTAGACAGTAGTTGTCTTTATGATGCACTGCTTATTCAAGCAGCAGCAAGGCTTTTTTCTGCGTCCACGCCAAACTGCAGATTTTCTTCTTTAGCCATTTCTTGGATTTTTTGATCAGAGTAACCAGCTTCGCGAGCCCGGTTTACTGCAGCCAGTCCAACAAAACCTTCAGTTCCGTTAGGTCCAACAAAAGAATTCAGAGTCGAGGTCATGAGTTTAAGGGATAAACTTCGCTATCAATATAGCAGCACTTTCGCTTTTGTCGTCAGAAAGAAACGTCTGATCCAAACTTCAGACCTTTAGCAGCCGCTTGCCTTTGAATTTCTGCCGAACTTAGACCTGCGGCTTTTGCTCTATCAACTGCAGCTTTACCCATATATCCTGCGCTCGCTTGACCCCCGACATTAATGTGTGAGGTGATATCACTAGGAGACGAACTCCGTGGAGCTGTCCAAGGTTTCAATGCAGGCGCTGAAGAAGGAGCTCGTGCTGGTGTAGGTGCCGACACCCGTGGCGCACCTCCTAAATAACTAGAAGCATCTTCTCCAAATTTAATTCCTTGTTCTCCTGCTAAGCTTAGGATTGCTTGCTGACTATATCCTTCATCCTCAAGACGTTTAACTGCTGATAAACCTAAAGCATTTGGGTAGTTTGGATCAGCTTGAGGTCCTCGCGCTTTAGTTAAGTCAGAATAGTAAGGTAGCTCTAAACCTCTTACTGGGTTTCCTGCAAATGTCAGCCCTTCTTGTTTAGCCATACTTCTAATTTCTTCTGGTGTGTATCCGTACTCTAATGCTCGTCCAAGTGCTGTTCCGCCAACAATTCCTTCAGTTCCTTTTTCTCCTATAAAACTGCTAAGCAAACGATTTGCAAGTTCTTGCTGTGGCAGCGCTTGCGGTGCTTCTTCAGTTGTTTTAGGAGGTTCGTAATCCGGTGTAAAACTTTCAAATATAGTTTCTGTTCGCGTAGGTTGACCTCCGACTTGATATCCCAACGTACCCGTACCGCGACCTTTATAAGTCGTTTCCGTCATTTTCATGGGTTGAGTCTGACCGAACTCGGTGTATAAACCTTCAGCTTGATCGTCTGTCAGCCCGTATCTTTCTGCTAACTCTTCTTGAGTTAATCCAAAGCGAGAACCAGCTAAAGGAAGGTTATACGTAAGAGCCACTTTAAATTCAGCCTTTTTTTGATTATAAATCAGGTTAGTACCCTGTGGGCTTATACCCAGCAAATTCAGTCCCTATTTGCTTTTCTTCCTGCTTTTGCATCGGTTTAAAACCAGCAAACGGAGCTACCGCTTGAAACCCACTCGTAGAACGAGCTTCTCCCATGGCAGGCACACTTCCTTTCTTACTCAAATCTTTCAGATCAGGAAAATAATCTGTCAGATAAGAAGTAGGTTCTCGATCCTCCGCCACCGGGCGAGCAAAAATTTGTCCTGCGTACCTAATAGCCATTGGCTTTTATTTTTTATTTTAAACGTATTAACTAATTAATGCTTTAGCTGCAGGCCCTAACGTAGTTCCTTGAGCTTGTGCTCTTCGTGCTGCTTCCTGTGGCGAAATCCCTAATTCAGCAGCTGCTCGTTCAATTCCTGCTTTGCCAATTGAACCAGTCATTTGCTGATACTGGGGTTGGGCCTCTTGTTTCCCGATTGATTCAATTGTAGGCGACGACCCATATGCTGACGCAGCCTTAGGTCCTAACGTAGTTCCTTGAGCTTGTGCTTTCTTTGCAGCTTCTTGTGGCGAAATATTTAAATGAGCAGCTGCTCGTTCAATTCCTGCTTTACCTATTGAACCAGTTAGTTTTGTAAATTCGCTAAAACCTTTGTATTTTCCTATTTGTTCAATAGATCTAGTTTTGTTTTGGACCAACTCGGGGTAAAGTACATTATTAAGATTGATAAACTGCCTCCCCGTGTCAGCACTTATTTGCGCTCCACTTACTCCTTTTCCAAGGTATCCCGAATCATAATCAGCAAAGCCTTCTCTTTCTGTAACTGCTTTTCTTTCAGACTCTGCTATGGCTTTTTGAATTTCTTTTCCGGAGTATTTAGCTTCTCCTAAATAAGAAGAAAGAAATTTATTTGCTTTTGTAGGTTGAGTCGTTTTAATTTCAGTGTATTTAGTTTCGGGTTGATCTTCTGTTAAACCATATTTTTTTGCAAGCTCTCTTAAGGACAAGCCAAAACGAGACCCAGCAAAAGCTAACGGTGATGTAGTTACAGAAGCCATCTTTTTTCTATTTTTCTGTATTCTAACTCTCTTCGCTTTTGATAAAAAATCGTTTAAGGTCGAAACCAGGACCAACTGTCGATTTCAGCACGCGCATAATTCGCTTGGCTTCTTCATGACAAGTGAAGAAACGAGCATTGTCCCGCGTGGGAACGAACTCAACAAGCTTTTTCTTTTCTTGATTTAAAGCGTCTGAAACGAATTCATCACCTTTGATGATGACCCAGACCTCTCTAAATTTAAGGAGAGGCATACGATCTACCTCGTCGCTGGTGAACAAACGCCACGGGTATTTTACGCTCTTTCTGTTTTTGAGGCTACTCTTTTTAGTTTTTGTTTGTTTTGTTTTAACAGTTACTTTAATCTTGTCTTCTTGAACAAGATCTTTTTTTAGCTTTCTAGCTGCGTTAGCAGCTGTCAGTGCTGATGTATAGCAGTCAGCAGTAAAGAAAACTCCTTTATCCAAACGGAAACATCCGACGTATCCTTCGTCGGTTTTGGCTGTGAAGATTTCTTTGTCCAGCGTGGGAATATCGAGGATCTGCAATTCGTTCCCGGAAACTCGTGTATAAGACCTTAGCAGATCTTTACTCATTTTTCCGCCCAGCTGTCCCCCATTGATGCATCTGCCTTTACAGGAACCAGCTTTAAGATTTTCTCTGCTGCTGATTTCATACATTGTTCAAGAACCTCTTTGTAGTGTTGTGCTTTTTCAGTCTTCGCCTCGATCACAATTTCATCGTGCACACAGGCGAGCAGGTGGCAGTTGATTCCGTCTAGGTGCTCGTTGAGATTGGCTAAGGACAGCTTGAGGATATCGGCACCTGCTCCTTGAATCAAGGTGTTGGCGGCAACCATGAACGATGCGTCATCGTATGACAACAAACGCCTACGACCTATGGGTGTTCTGACGTAGCACCATCCGTCAGCAACTAACGCAGCGCGTTCCTTGTGCCATTCACGCAGCCTTGGATACGCCCTGTGGAACGCAGCGTGGGCCAGCTTCGCTTCCGATAGCGTCAGCACCTTGCCGCTTTGCGCAGCGTAGGTCTTGTACTTGCGGAAGCCCATGCCATACAGCAGAGCGAAGTTAAGAGTTTTACCGTCCTGACGCTGGTTTTTTGTAACTTCCTCTAGTGGAATGTTGTAGATCAGGCTCGCAGTCACTGTGTGAAGATCGTGGCCAT